ATTTGTAGTGACGAATGTAAACAGGAGGCTTTAGCAAAATTAGACGAAGGATCTGATGAATGCTTATCGTGTCAATAGATGGCTAAACTTTGTGCAAAAGGAAAAGCAGCAGCTAAAAGAAAATTTAAAGTCTATCCAAGTGCCTATGCTAATATGTATGCATCAGGAGTTTGCTCTGGTAAAATAACTCCAGGTGGTAAGAGAGATAAAAAAGCTAAAGGTGGAATTGCAAAAGGTTGTGGTAAAGTTATGAACAACCGAAGAAAAGTTACAAAGAAATATTAATATGGCTCAAGGTGGTTTAAGAAAATGGGTTCAAGAAAAATGGGTGGACATAGGAGCTCCAAAGAAGAATGGAAAGTATCAACCATGCGGGAGATCGAAGGGAAGCAAGAGGAAGTATCCGAAGTGTGTCCCTATTGCAAAAGCTCGCTCCATGAGTGCTTCACAAAAGGCGAGTGCGGTCAGACGAAAGCGCCAAGCGTCCAACACTGGCCCTAAACCAACTAATGTTAAAACCTTTGCAAGAAAAAAAATGAGTATGGGAGGATTAGTATAATGGCAAAAACAGCAGCATGGCAGAGAAAAGAAGGTAAGTCTGCATCAGGTGGATTAAATAGAAAAGGTGTAATGTCTTATAGAAGAGCAAATCCAGGTTCTAAATTAAAAACTGCTGTTACAACTAAACCATCAAAATTAAAACCAGGATCTAAAGCAGCTAAAAGAAGAAAGAGTTTTTGCGCGAGAATGACTGGAATGAAAAAAAGATTAACTTCAGCTAAAACTGCAAGAGATCCAAATTCAAGAATTAATAAGTCCTTAAGAAAATGGAACTGTTAATATAACAATCAACAAAGGAAAGCCATGGAAGATATAACTGTAATCATATCTAAAATACAAAAAATGATAAGGGAATCTTATCAAAACATTGGAGATACCCTCATATCGGGAGGTGTTGACAATATGGAAAAATATAAGTATATGTTGGGACAGGCACATGCCTATCAATATATTTCACAGGAAATCTCTAACCTGCTAAATAAGAAGGAGCAAAAAGATGTTAAAGGAGAAAACGTCGTCGACCTCAGGGGAAAACCCAAAGGAGACACCAAAGATTAAATTAGCTTTGGAAGAAAAATACGAAAAAGAAAATCAAAAAGAATACGAAGACCACCAATCATTAGCTAAAAAAGAATCTGCTAAACTTCCTCAACCAACAGGTTGGAGAATGTTAGTTTTACCTTTTAAAGCAAAACCAAAAACTAAAGGTGGTATTTATTTATCAGACGAATCTATCGAACGATCACAGGTTGCATCAACTTGTGGTTTAATACTTGCAATGGGTCCACATTGTTACGACAAGGAAAAATTTCCTGAAGGCCCGTGGTGCAAGGTTGGGGATTGGGTAATCTTTGCACGATATGCAGGAAGCCGAATTCTTATTGATGGTGGGGAGGTTAGACTTTTGAATGATGACGAAGTATTAGCCACAGTGAAAGACCCCGAACATATCTTTCACCAATTTTAATCATAGGAGGATACTATGCCAGATATGGAAAAGACCGTTGATATCGATACTTCAGGTCCAGGTGCCGAGGTTGAATTACCGGAAGAAAAGAAACCTGAATCAGAAGTGGAGGTAGACAATGCTGACAACAATACTGAGTCCAATGACTCATCTACGCAATCTAGCGAGCAGTCTAATGTTCAAGCTAGTGAAGAAACAAGTAACACGGACCAAGAACCAAAGAAAGAAGACGAAGCTGTAGATCAGCAGAAGAAAGAATTAGATGATTACTCTGAAGGAGTGAAAAGAAGAATTGCAAAGTTAACTAAAAAAATGCGTGAAGCAGAGAGAAGAGAAGCTGCTGCTTTAGAATACGCAAAAAAAGTTCAAACCGAGCAAGAATCTTTAAAGTCTAGATTTTCTAAATTAGATACAGGTTATGTATCTGAAATGGAAAACAGAATTAAATCATCTATGGAAGCTGCTGCATCTCGACTAGCGAAAGCTAGAGAAGATGGAGATTTGAAAGCTGAAATAGCTGCTCAAACTGAAATCTCAAAATTAGGTTATGAAGAAGCAAGACTTGCTGAAATCAAATCTAAACAAACTATTGAACCTAAAGTTGAAGAAAAAGTTGTAAGACAACCTGAAATTCAGCCTCAAGTTCAAGAACAACCGATTAACCCAGATCCAAAAGCTCAAGCATGGGCTCAACAGAATACCTGGTTTGGTCAAGACGAGGCCATGACATATACCGCATTCGGCTTACATAAGAAGCTTGTCGAAGAGGAAGGTTATGACCCACAAACGGACGAGTATTATTCTGAAATTAATAAAAGAATAAGACTTGAATTCCCGCATAAATTTGGTAAAGTAGATCAACAAACGACTGCGAAGCCTACGCAAGTAGTAGCTTCAGCTTCTAGAAATAGTAAGCCGGGTCGCAAAACTGTGAAACTCACGCCATCACAAGTAGCAATCGCTAAAAAATTAGGTGTGCCACTTGAAGAATATGCGAAACAATTAAATATCACGAAGGAGTAAATGCATATGGAAAATAATAACGAAAAAAGAGCTTCTCGTGCGAGTCAAACTAGAGAAAAAGAATCTCGAAAAAAAGTTTGGACTCCACCGTCATCTTTAGATGCACCCCCTGCGCCGGCAGGATTTCGACATAGATGGGTAAGGGCTGAATCTATGGGTTTCCAGGACACAAAGAACGTCGCTGGAAGATTAAGATCAGGTTATGAATTAGTCAGATCTGATGAATACCCAGACAGTGATTATCCAGTGATCGAAGACGGCAAATATAAGGGAGTGATCGGAGTTGGTGGCCTTGTGCTGACAAGGGTACCGGAAGAGATCGCAAAATCTAGAGCTGAATACTATTCTAAGCAAGGTATTGAGCAAGATCAAGCAGTCGAAAACGATCTACTAAAGGAACAGCACCCAAGTATGCCGATCAATCAAGATCGACAGACTCGTGTAACTTTTGGTGGTACAAAGAAGAGTTAATTTTTTAACGATTCCTAACCCCAAACTTAAACTAACAATTGTCTAAGGAGGACAACTACTATGGCAAATAAAAATGCACCATTTGGTTTAAAACCAATTGGAAAAGTTGGTCAGAATAGAGACAACGGTGGTTTAAGTGAATACAGTATTGCTGCTAATGACAGTACTACGATCTATTTCCAAGACCCAGTCAAAATGACTGCGGCTGGAACAATTGATCAAGGTGCTGCTGGCGGAAATATTTTAGGTTCCTTAAACGGCGTGTTCTATACTGATCCAAATACACAAAAGCCAACGTGGGCAAATCACTATGCGCAAGTTAACGCTGCGGATATAGTTGCTTTCGTGGCAGATGATCCATATGAAAGATTTGAGATCCAAACAAACATATCAAGTGCTTCTGCACAAGCTGATGTGTTTAACAATGCGGATATCACACTTTCAGCTGGTGATTCAGCGAACTATGTTTCTAACGCGATGTTGAATGATGCTACTTTAAGCACCAACTCAGCACAGTTAAAAATCATAGGTGTATCAAAAGATCCGGAAAACAACGAAGTCGGTTCAGGTTATGTGAACTGGGTTGTTACGATCAATGAACACAACTTGAAAACAACAACAGGCGTATAATAGGAGGATATAAATATGGCTATTTCAAGATCACAGCTAGTTAAAGAACTAGAGCCAGGTTTAAATGCACTATTTGGCCTGGAATACAAAAGATACGAAAACCAACACGAAGAAATCTACACAAAAGAATCTTCGGACAGAGCTTTTGAAGAAGAAGTAATGTTATCAGGTTTCGGTCAAGCACAAGTTAAACCTGAGGGTTCTGGTATTACTTTTGACAATGCTCAAGAGACTTTTACTGCTAGATACACTCACGAGACTGTTGCTTTAGGCTTCACAATTACTGAAGAAGCGATCGAAGATAACCTGTATGACAGATTAGCTTCTAGATACACAAAAGCGTTGGCTCGTTCAATGGCAAACACTAAGCAAGTAAAAGCAGTTAACCCACTAATCCAAGGTTTACCAACAACTGATGGATTTGATTCAGGTGACGGTGTTTCTTTATTTAACACTGCACACCCAACAATCGCGGGTACTGTTTCGAACACTTTAGCAACTCAAGCTGACTTAAACGAAACTTCATTAGAACAAGCAATGATTGATATCGCTGCTTTCACTGATGAGAGAGGTTTAAAAATCGCAGCTAAAGGGATGAAATTAATTATTCCAAGTGAATTACAATTCACAGCGGAGAGATTAATGAAGTCTGCTCAAAGAGTTGGAACTGCTGATAATGATATCAATGCATTAAGATCTATGGGAATGTTACCACAAGGTTTCGTGGTTAATAATTTCTTAACTGATACTGATGCGTTCTACATCATTACAGATGTGCCAAACGGAATGAAGTACTTTGAAAGAGCACCTATCACTACTAAGATGGAAGGTGACTTTGACACAGGAAACATGAGATACAAAGCTAGAGAAAGATACTCTTTTGGAGTTTCTGACTTTAGAGGTATCTTTGCTTCTGAAGGTGCTTAATTCTTAAGCA